CCCTCTAAAATGTTTCGTAATGTTCCGTCTAAACCTTCATCTAAATCTTTTTTAACCGAGATCACATCTTCAAACTTAAACGACCACGCAGGTTCACCAGATACTTCGGAGAACACCACTGTACCGTCTTCGTTATAGGAGATTTCAGGATCGGGAACAGGAATGGCAGATAACCTGCCATCCTGAACGATAAAGAGAACTTCGTCTGTGGTTTTTCCCAACACATCAGCTGCTTGTTGTAATGATAATTCCATGATCTTCCTCAATGTAAATGGGGGTCAGAGACCCCCGTCAATAGTTATGGGTTTGAGTAGTTTCGTTCTACCGCAGATACTACCGATACCGTGTTTTCGTTCACACGAGCAACCGTTGCGGTTTGTTCTACCCAAGTACCATTTTCTAGACCTAGTGCACGAACGTTAATCGCAACGTTTGATGATGCAAGTCGGTCTTTCTGGGTATTACCATCATATGCATAGGTGAATGACAACTGACTGCTTGCGTTCAGATTACCTGCAGCAAGAGTCGATACTACACCACCGCCGTTCTCACTTGGAGCTGACGCAGAGTCAACCAACAATGCAGAAGGCGAATTCATTGGGTGAGTACGAATTGCATCACCAGCAGTACTCAACGTCTCATTGATTGGTAATACTGTATCATCCAACGTGATTGCCGCAAAGTTACTTGAATCATAGATTGTTGTCACTTTCCAGATCACATTGTGGTTTGCACCAGTACCAGCGTTCTTGTGAACCTTGAAGTATGCATCCGCAGGAACCGCAGGATTCAAACCATTAGGATTCTGTGTAGACAACACTGGAGTAGTACTAAAACCAGTCAAGATAAAGTTTGCACTGTCTTGAGTTGCATCACTTGCCGCAGTACCAACGTTTGCGAGTTGGAATTCCGTACCAGTGTATCCACGAGTATAATCGTAGTATACGAACGCTTTCGCATTTGCACCATCGTTCAAAATATCTTGTGAGAACGAGATAGTAATCGCGGTCGAGAACGGGAACGACTGAAGAACTCCAGCATCATCAGTTAACTGAGTGATGTTGATGTCAGCAGGACGAATGTTAGTGATTGCAACACCAGTTTGTGCTCCACCCTGATCAATGTTCGTTGCAAGTTTTGTGGTAAGAGTATCACCAACGTATGCCAACAATTCATCAGACAGTTTACCAATCTTGGTCGATGTTTGTGTAGCTCCTGGCACTTCGATATCAGAATCTTGACGCAATTGATACTGTACGAAACTGTACAATTCTTGGTTAGATAATGGAGAAGTTCCATCAGTACCATCGATAGACGCAATTTTGATACCAAAGTTGTGTGGCCCATCCAACAAGTCTTCTGCATAACCGAAGGTGTTAGAAAGCTCAGATGTTTCTAAGTATTCGATTGTAGGGCCATCACCCTGCATAGAATACTTCTGACCTCCAGCTGTATTCGCAGCAATTGTTGCGTCAGTAACACCACCGTTTGCAGCCAACAATTTCAAGTCCTGACCTTCAACCAATGGAAAACGTTGAGTGTTGTATGGTAAAGTAGTACCCGCTGACAAACCGATGTCGGTCGTATCAGTCTGGTCGTATGTTTTTAATGGTTGACGAATGAACAAACGTAGAATATCACCACGACGATCGAATGCCGTAGAGTCTAATGTCTGTACCGCTTGGTTAACTTCGCCTGGGAAATTATATGTAATTGCACCAGTTTTTGGTATACCAGAAGCAGAGTCAAAGAATGCATAGTAAACGAAGTCCTGATCACCACCTCCATCTTGGTTTTGGTCACCATCGATACTACCCAATGAGATAGTACCCATGTACTCACGTTTCAACGTGGTATTGTCGGTACCAAATTCTCTCCAACCCGCAGTACGAATCAACGAACGAGATGAATCATCCGCAGGAGTCCATCCATAACGGAATTCGAACTGTTCGGGTGTAATAGCGATAAGTGGGAATGGGTATGCGATCAACGATTTAATATTGGGGTCGTTTTTCCATTCTTCTTTTAAAAATGAGTAAAGTGCCTGAAGGGTAACACCAGTCTCATCGAGAACTGGCCCTTTTGGCGCCGCACTGTTGTTACGAATCTTAATTGTTCGCAACGCAGTGTCGATATAAATGCTTGCACCCACCGAGTCATCGGCGTTGTCAAACAAAAAATCGGGATCTATAATTGTTGCCATTTTTTATTATCTCCTAGCTAGGAATGTTTTAGGTTGCGCACCTTTATTTATAATCATGAATATGTAAACGTTGTGCGGTCATCCCAAACTTTATCAAACTCCGCAGTTCCATTCGCCCAGAGAATATTATAATCATTACCAACTTCTTCAATTCTTTTAATGCGCCATTTTGCTTCGGACGCATCAGTTCCTGGCAACGATTCACCAATGTAGTAAAAGGTACCATCTTGATCGATTAGTTTATTATATTGCACTTCCAATTCCGCTTTCAACCTGTCTAAAACGTTTATAAAAGAATCCGCAATAAACTTACCTGTTGCAGGATCGTAAATAAGAATCGCATTATCTACGACTCCTTTTAATGCGGCCTTATCTACGTCCGCATTGTCTACTAACTTGTATGAACCACCACCACCAAGAGTGCTTAATGACTTCTGAATATTTTGCATCTGACGGTCAAAGTTTTTATTGACAGTCGTCTGGTGTTGTGATACTTTATCATTGAACTCTTTTAAAAGTTGTTCGAACCGTGGTTCATAGTCTGGAGCATCTTTTCCATCCTCACCCTTGTCCCCTTTTTCACCTTTGGGGCCTACTGGGCCTTGGGGGCCGACATCACCTCTATCGCCCTTGTCTCCTTTTAAGCCACGCTCACCTTGAGCACCCTTGTCACCGGCCTCACCACGATCACCTTTGAGACCCTGAATCCCGTCGAGACCACGTGGCCCCTGCTCACCTTTCTCACCGCGTTCTCCTCTTAAACCTTGTGGGCCTTGTGGCCCCATTGGGCCTGTCTCTCCGCGAAGGCCTTGAACTCCCTGTTCTCCTCTTTCGCCTTTCTCGCCGCGTTCTCCTCGATCGCCTGCATCTCCCTTATCGCCTTTAAGTCCACTAGGGCCTTGTTCGCCTCTGTCACCCTTTACTCCCTTGTCACCTTTGGGGCCTTGTTCCCCACGTTCCCCGCGTTCTCCACGAGCACCCTGCGGGCCACGTGGCCCCTCTGGCCCTTGGATCACACGGACTTCTTCGAGAAGATACATCAACTTCTCTTCTAATTTCTTTATCTCTTTTTGCGTGTGTACTATATTAAACGCAGTAGAGACCGTATCAATCTTGCTCATTTAATTTCGCCATGTACCGTGTCAATTCTTCAGTTAATTCATCACTATTAGAAGGTATATAACGTTCTTGTTTGGGTTCAGGTTTATCTTCTTTCGGTTTATCTTCCTTGGGTTTTTCAGGAACTACCTGAACAGGAACAGGTTTTTGTTCTTTGGGTTGTTCGTCTTCAGGTTCTTCTTTCGGATCATCAACCTCACCTGAACTAATTTCACCCTCCATTTCTTTCTTCATTTGTTCGATATCATCATCTGACAGACGCAAAATATTGCGCATTGCCCATTCTTTCGAAATATATTCGCCAACAAAGGTTACCATCTCATTCAGAAGACCCGCACGTTCACGGTAAATCTCCATCTCTTTGAGTTCGGTAAAGTGGTTGTCTTTCTGGAAGTCAACGTAAATATCATCCTTCCATTCTTCCCAATCCTGTTCAGTAATGACACCTTTTAGAATAAGTTGTTTGCGCAGTATCTGTAGGAACAGTGTTGCGAAACGGCGGCGCAGTCGGTCAATGAACTTCTGAAACTTCACTTCATCACGTGAAATCTCTGTTGATCGACCGAGGGAGAACTGCGCCTCCTGTTCAAGACGATTTACTGGAACATTGAGTGAACGATACAATCTCTTTTGAAAATAAATGATATCGTCAATCTGTCCAAGGTTATCGCCGCCTGGCAGTGTTGAAATCTCTGTACCTCGGCCACCTTCACGACGAGGTAACCAGAAGTCTTCAAGCATAGACATATGCTTGCGGTCATCTTTTAATTGACCTGTGTTCGCATCGTAGACCAGTTTGTTTCGATACTGAGTCATGATATCTTTCATATACGCATCTGCCTTACCACGTGGCAAGTTACCTACGTCAATGTAAAATATTCGACGTTCAGGTGCACGTGCAAGACGATAGATCACAAGACTGTCTTCCATCATACGCAATTGGTTGATGGGTTTCAATGCCTTGTGTAAGTGTGATAATACTTTCTTCTTAGACTCATCCAGTACACCAGATGTGATATAACTTATCGCATCCGTTGAAATTCGAATCGCAGAGGTAGAGTTTCCTGGCTTCTCTTCGTAAATGTAGTATTCATCAATTTTATCTACAATTTTTACGTTACTCTTCGGATCTTTTTTGTACTTAACATCTTTGACTTTACGTATACGCGCAGAGTCGATGTGACGGATTTCTTGAATACCCGCCTTAATGTTTGATTCATTTACGAGTAGATGATGTACTACTCGACCGTCCACATACCATGAACGGAATATATCGTGTCCAAGTTCATTGAACTTTAACATAGACACAATATTTTCAAATTCTTCTCGTATAACATCTTTGATTTTATCTGGAGCTTCTATTTCATCCAGAGAAATTTCTACCGATGATTCAAGTTCGGAAGTAACGATTGCTTCGTTAACAATTTCATCAATTGCCATATCGACTTCGGGGTGTTGTGCAACACCACGGTAACGCATAATCAGTTGGTGATTGTCTTTTGCCTGATCACCTTCTAGATTGACATATTGACCATAGTAACCGGCCGCAGTGCTGGTATAACCTGCACCGTCAGGATCTGTTGGAATTACTGGAGACGCAAGTTTCTGAACGCCGGTATCTTTCTTAGTGCCCGCACGTTTGATTTCGAATCCAAATAACTTTAGTACATTGCCGTTTGCTTCTTCCGCCATCTCTATCTTTTCCTAAAATAAAAAAACTGGGGAGACCGAAGTCTCCCCTTTATTTAGAGACGTTTTAAGACGTTGTGTTTGATTCCCAATACTGGTAAGCAAACTCGACATCAAAGGTCTCGATTTCACCTGTAGTGTCATAACTCAACTCGATAGGACTAATCGTTGCGGGAAATGCGCCACGAATATCTACTCGTTTGATTACTTTACCTTCACTACTTACACCGTCACGATCAAGTTGTTCAACAACAAGATCAGTCTGGTATGCAGTTGGGTCAAGTGTACCAGTGTTAAACTGGTGTCCAGCGATACTGTTAGACCATCGCTCCATCGCGTCACGGATTGCAAAATCAGTGTCGTTAAGGATAGTTACAGTCCAAGGATCGAATGTACGTTCTGAAGGTAACTTCAGAATTCGACCACGGAAAGGAACTTCAAAAGATCCAACGGACGACTGTGGTAACTGTGCGGTTTTACACAAGAAGGATGCCTTCTCTGTGATGTCCGAACCTGCACCAGCAGCGGCTGGGAAGTTTAAAGTGACTTTGAAAAGGTTAGCACGAGCACCACCGCCCTTCAACCTTGCCTTAAAGTCATCTACTCCTAGAATTGCCATTGTTTATCTCCTTATACCACACCAAGAACTTCTTCGAAATCTACACCAGTTCTAACTGCAACAAAGTTCAATGTTACAAAGTTAACTGATCGCGCAGGTTTTACGAAGACTGAGGCGATGAATGAATTTGAGTCGATAATATCGGGAGTGTTATTTGTCTCATCACAGACAACACGGAATTCCGAAATACCTCGACGGCCCTGAATATCTCGAAGGAAGGGTTCGATTATCCCTACAAATTCAGCACGTGAGAACTCATCGTTGAACTCGAAGAGTACGTTCTGTGCCGCACCTTTAATCGCACGTTCCATGACTAAGAATAGTCGACGAACGTTGATTCGGTTGAATGCAGAGGGTTTTCCTAAGAAAGTCTTGTCACCGAACAATACGACTCCTTGGCCAGGCAAGTTAACGATTGGGTTAATATCTGCCTTGTAAAGAACATCTCGATCGGTTTTGCTTGGGTTGTATGCAAGGGAAGTTACACCAAGGTAACGTCCACGTCGACCACCAGCGGGTGAGAACCAAGGAGCAGCAACGTCATCAGTATTTGCCATCAGACCCGCAGTAGAAGATGAAGCAGGAATGAATTCATACTTGTCGTTGTACTTGTCATACACTTTCAGATAGTTGTTATCAACAATCAAGTAAGATGACTTGCTAAATGACGCAACACAGGTAGTAATCGCAGAAGTAGATGCAGCTGCACCAATAACCGCAGCACGGTTGGGTGAAGTAACAACTACACAATCTTTTCGTGATTCAGCAATCACAACCAAGTTGTTGACGATTTCAGCCTGTTCTGTGTTTGTAGCGACGCCAGGAGCTATAAGAAAATCTACCTGAATAGTATTTTCGTCTGCAAACTGTGCGAAACCAGTCTCATAGTCTGCCGCATCCAGAGTACTAGAGTTTGCACCATTTTTGAAATTGATGGTTCGGATCAGTGTTCCATTTGTAGAACCACCATGAGTAGCTGCCAAAAAGTTTGCCGCAGTAACACCAGTAGTGGTAATATCACCAATCGCTGGGTGACCAGCACCGTAGATATAACGTGACCTTTCTGTCAGTGCATCAAGAATATAGTTCTTCAGACCATCATCTGTACGCGCATCCGTTGCAAGAGAAAGGTTAGGGAATGTTTCCAAAACACCATCTCGTTGACCAGTGAATGTACCATCTGCGTCAAGAACAACAACGTGACATTCGTCGAGTGCACCTGAACTATCTGCTGAACGTTCTGCAACGTAGTTTGATGTGCCAGGGGCTGCATCAAAACTACCTTTGTACGCCCAAGAAGCAAAGTCAGTTGCGTCTGCCGCACATATAGAAATCTTCAATGAGTTACCTGCCTCACCAGCATACTTCGCGAAGAAGTCGCCAGTAAGAGTCGCACCATCGAATGCATCTCGGTTTGCAATCTGTACAGCAGTACCAGTGTCACTGTCTGCCGCGTTTAATGCAGCATTATCTGCAGCACGAACAACATATGTGTTTGCTGAATACTTGAGAAATTGTTTTGCTGATAAATGGTCAATAGCAGAAGTGCTAGAATTTAAATCAGGAGCTCCAAAACTACTTACCAACTCGTTCTCGTTTCCGACAAGAATTGGTTCGTTGATGGGGCCCCAAGCAAAGTCCCCTACGAATGCTCCCGTCGATGAAGTAAACGATGGCACCGTCCCCGATGCGTCGACTTCTCTGATAAGAACATTAGGGGATTCGGACTTTAATAGAGCCATAATCGTATCCTTTTTTCGTTTGAGTTATGATAAGTTACATAATACGGTATTTTCTTTCAACTCATATATTTATAATTTAATAATTTTCCACATCCCACGGAATATTCCACCCAAGACTCTTCATTTCTTCTGAGGCCTCAATCTGTGCGATCGCATCAGAACCATCATCAATAATACCAAATGGTACCAGATCATCTTCGATCTGTTTCATCTTATGTTCGAACATCATCTGTTTCAGATTGATATCGGTCATGTCAGCAAACATCTGTGTGGAGACAAAGTAACCCAACAATACCAAGTTCATCATCAAATCATCATGGTTACCGTCCGAAGCCTCATAGGACTGACCCTTTGAAACGAACGTAGATATTTCGAGTATTGTTTCTTCGTCTACGATTTCTAGTTTCTTTTCTTCAAGTAAGTCCTTGATAGAAGAACATCCGAGACGTTTGACTTTCCGAGTCATCTCAACGCCAATCGCATTTGCCTTGACCGCAGACTCTACATGAACGTTTTCGTACTCCAGATCGTGATACAGACCGTTACAGACCACTCCACCCTGATCATTTGACTCAATTACCACATATGCCATGTTGTAGACTTTCGCATACTTATAGATAATATCAGGGAAGAGTATTGGAGAGATAGTATTGTTCCGATACACAGCAACCTGTTTAAAGGGTCTAGTGTTAATGTCAATTACGTTAAACGTAGAATAGTCCTGTCCTCTTCCTTTCGCTACATCAACTAACATGAGATATTCGTGTTTAGGTTGTGGTTCGGCGTATATTTTTACATCACCACCCTCAAGCATTCTAAGGGGTGGACGTGAACGGAAATCCAAAAGGGTTTCTGCGTTGATTAATGTATCACCAGTACCAAAGAAAGTATTACCAAATTCCTGATCAAACTGAAGTTGTGAAGTATTGGAAATGGTTTGTTTTTTCCATTCCTCGTCACGGCCAGGAACGTCCCACCAGTTTACAGTAAAGGGTTTATATTCGTTTACCTTTTGAACTGCACCTTCCCAGATCTTGTGAAAGGTATTACCTATTCCATTCGCTGTTGACGTGATGATAACTTTTGTATCTTTACCAGAAGAGATAACAGGATAGGTAGAAGTATAGAACTCAGCGGCCCTTTCAACAAACGCAAACTCATCCAGAAATAGTAAGTTAACAGACATACCACGAATAGAAGAACCAGAAGTGGCAGCAGCAATAATCCTTGAATTATTGCTAAACTCAATACTACCTTTGTTGAGTGCTCGACAGCCAGGTTGCAAAAAGAAAGGTAGATTTTCAAGTGCCAGTGTAACACGCGCAAGCATCTCTCGCGCAGTCGCACCCTTGTTCGCAAGGACTGCAATCGTTTTTTCAGGATGAAAAATAGCATACCATAAAAGATATACCACCGAAGATATAGACTTACCACTCTGTCGACAAGCAAGGACGATGCTGAACCGATTCGAATTGAAATGGTCGAACATTTTTTCTTGATATGGGTAAAGATTAAAGTTGACGAGACCTTTGTCAAGTGATATAATCTTGACGTAGTTCCGCGCAAAGTAAGAAGGATCCTGCATACACCTTGCATACTCTTGTACATCATGTTCAGTCCACTGTTGAGCAACCCCATCGCCTTTGACGTTGGGGTTGCCTTGATAATAATTAGTCATTCGGTGTTACGTCTTTCTCTTCACTTTGACCATGAAGCAACCGTTGCAAGTCTGTGGTGCTTCCAATAAAGACATTGTTGTTGGTGACTTCTTGTTCTGCCTTGGGTTCTGCAAGGATCTCTTTGTTCTTCTTATTTAGATCCATGAGTTTGTCAGTCACATCCGCAATATTTTTGATCATACCCGACAACACTTCGAACGCACGAGGGTGTTCTGATTCACGTGCCACTTCCATCATGAGATCAAGGCCACGTTTACCACTCTCCATTAATTCGAGATAGGTGTCCCGAGAAGTTTCGTAGTCGTCTTTTATGTTTTGTTTATTGTCGCTCATGATTATCGATCACCTGTCTCTTCACACTCCGCACTTATAGTTACCCTAACGGTAGTGACATTAGAAGTATCTGCAATTTCCCTAATGATAAAATCAATCGTAACTTCTGCGGATGAGACGTTGTTAAAATCCAAATATGCATCAGCAGACCAACTCCTTGTAGTAGATAAATCAGACCAGACACCAAAGTTGCCACCGATTGCACCATTATCAATTATTTCAGTGCCTGGCACCTTAGTGGCATATATTTCAAATTCTGAGTTAGTAAAGTTTACACCTGTATCGTCTACCCAATTACCATAAGACGTATATTGAAATGGTACAGCTATTAATTCATTTCCAACATCTATAGATCCGTCTGATTTAAATCTAATTTGACACGTTGCATCATCATTTATTCTAATAGAAACAAAAGAATCAGGATCAGTCAGAGTTCCTATCTGTACATTTGGTGTAGGGTCTACATCACCATCGTATATGGTAAATGTCTTAGTCTTTAATGCACTTCCACTTGGAGATGAGGCAACAATCATTGTGTATGAAGTTGTCGGTGGATCTACAACATCTGGTGTATCCGCAACATTAAGTGTAAACGTAGATGTGGTTCCAGTGGTATGACTGAAACTTCCATAGGGTGCACCACTACCACCTGCACCTGCACCGACAAAGTCTTCCCAGACCTGCGGGAATGCAAAGTATGCTAACTTCGGTGCAGTGTATGGAAGAGTTCCAGAGGCATTTTCTGACATCTTTATATAATCGAAGGTAAAAGTACTTGTCGTATCTGAAATAAGACTAATGGTCGCTTCACTGTCAAAGTAGTTTTCAATATCAAATCCACGAACTTCCATTCCTACAGAAAGATCAGAAAGACTACCATAATAAGGCAGATAGATTGTGTCACCTTGGATTGCATTGGTATAATTTGTTGAACCGTACAAATGGGGTTTAATATCAGACAATCTGTAGTAATAAGTTCCAGACGGTACGTTTGTTCCACCAAAGGTAAATGTAATCGTATCACCTTCGTTTGCAGAGTCATTCGTCTTATTGGTCACCAAAGTATAAGATGAGGCCGCATCCGCGACAGTTGCAGTTGTTGATGCGACTAGAGTTCCACCCTCGTTGATATAATTACCTATTGAAGCATATGCAGTAACAACACTTCCACCAGTGTACTCGTTTTGTACACTCGTAGTCGTAGAGAATGTCAATGAAGAAGTGGATCCACCAACAAATGTTTGTGGTAATGGTGTGTCATTACCAAACGTTACAGAATCACCCGTAGTTGTGATGAAAGTAACGTACACCTGTTCAGTGGTTGAGTTTTCAGTGTCGCCTGTTAGAATGGTTGAAAGTGTCTGACCTTCATTTATATTTGCCATTGACAGAGAATAAATCGGTAATGAAGTATCATTAATTGTGATATCATTAGTCTGTGCAACTGCGCCACTCGGTGAAACACCTGTTGATACCAATATCTTGAATGTCTCGACACCTTCTCTTCGTTGATCTTCATTAAGAGTTACTGATATGTCAGCGGTACCACCAATTACTGTAAACGATTGACGAGCATCATTCGATGCAAATCCAGAAATGAAGTCATCCGAAAATAAAATTTCAGGGCCAGAACCCTCTAACCAATAATAGTATACTCCGTCATCATCATCTGTGGTGAACGTTGTTGTCACCGTAGCATTTTCTGATACTGGTGACGTTGGATTAGTCAAAGAGTAAGTGTTCTGTCCCAAAATAGTATAGTTAAGAGACGCAACCTCAGTATCATTATTGTCTATTACAACAAAGGTAAAGTCTTCGTTTGCAGTATCATCAGTATCTGTATTACTCGCAAACGTGAACGATTGCGTAGCCGAGTTACTGGTGAAACTTAGATTTGCGGCAGTTCCAACCGATGTGGGTGGTGCGACCGTAAAGTCTGCATTATCTGTCGTACCGTGATTGATATAATACTTCGCAGAGTTACCGTCTGGAATGTTCGTACCACTCACTGTAAAGGTAACCGTATCGCCTTCGCCAAGACCCGCTTGGTCGGCCGAAACATTAAATGTGGGATCTAAACTTCCGAGTTGAATAAGTTGGTCATTGTTACCAAGAATAGGAGTAAAGAACCCACCAGAATCTACACTTAATGTTCTTAAACGATATGTCGAAATAACACTGTCATAGGTATCAGTAATCTCCGTTCCAGAAAGCGTATAGATTTCATCAGCAGCGGTAATTGTGAAAGTACCTGACAATGTGGTAATTCTGTTATCACCAGCATCAATCGAGTAATAAACCTCTTCACCAACTGTAGTTGGGTCAACTGCCAGTCGAACCTGAACTTGACCACCTTCTGTTACCAGAATGTCACCTGCGCCAGGAGAACTACTAAACACTTCATCAGGTGCAGTTGGACTGCCATAATCAAAACGAGGAGTTACATTATTAACCGTAATGGTTGAGGACGTGGCCTTTAGAACCCCACTTTCAGTATATACCTTAACATTAAAGGTTTCTGCACCCTCACCAACAAGACCGTCCACTCGTGTCTGAACAGTGAACTGACCAGAACTAGCAGAAATTGGTAAAGGTAGAAATGTTCCTGCTGTGGGAAACGTCCCACTCACAAAGTCTGCACTATCGGTTGTAATAGGCAACACCTGATATTTTAATGTGGTAGTACCATCATTCGGTACATTAGTTCCTGAAACACTGAACGTTACCGCATCGCCTTCGTCGATTGTTGTTGCATCTTCTGAAATAGTATAACTAGAAAAAATGTCTCCAATACCAACAATGGTTTCAGCAACAACGCGACGCTCACCATCACGGAAAACAAGGTAGTATGATTCTCCACTTGCAGAGTCGGGCAAAATAAATGGGGGAAGACTGAACGTATTTCCTTCATCTATATCATCAAGACGAGGTTTTATCCTAACAGTTCCGACCCCAGAGTTTAAGATAAGTGGTCGCGGATTAAACACGTCAGGAAAGGCACTATCTTCTGCATTAAATGGAATCCCATCAAAGGAGTAGAAATCAGCCGAGTCCATAGGGTAATCAAGAACCGAATAGACCTGTTTTGTGGAACCGTATATTTTATCACCATTAAGACCACTAATAAACCAATCGTGATCATCTAAGTCGATACCATCCGAACGGGTCAAAGTCCATGTTAACTCTGATCCCTCTGCGGAATCACCCAAAGATGTTAAACTATACGTAGGTGTGGTTAAAGTAGTTACGCTTGCATCAGAATCTAATGATGTCAGTTCTAATAATTTTTCATCACTTATTAGTAACTGCGCACCCAAATACATTCCCGCAGGGTGAACAAACAACTTGAACAAATCTCCCCATTTTGAGAATGGAATAGATGAACGAATCAAGTAAGCGAAGGTTTGGTAGAGTTTATCATCGGTCAAGAAACGAAGTGAGTTAGGCCCAACACGTGATTCTGGATCTCCTACGACAAAGATGTTCTCTTTTGTTTTGACAACTTCTACGTCAATGTTGAAGAACGATCGAAAGAACCATTGGATCGCAAAGGTTGTACCCTTGGATCGAAACAATGTGTTAGAGAAGTTTGCAGCTGCACGTTTCTGTGCATCGCCAGTTGCAAAACTTTCAAAGTATGCGTCACCTAAAAGCAATTCATCCTCAATAAACGAGAGGAGTTGAATGTCTGTTTCTGTGATATCACGTGCGGCAAATAAGTGATTAAGAAGTTCGGTTGCTTTCTCTTCACTCTGAAACTCATAATAGTATGTAAGTAGATTAACAAATTTTGGATATGAAGACGCAAAGTGTTCTGGTAAAACCATTTCCACTTGACTAGATTGTAGACGTAAGTTTCTGCGTCTTTTATCCAAAAAATTATTATGCATACATTATTACCAAGAAGTGATATTCAGTTCTACACGTTTCCACGTATTACTCGCTACGCAAACATATAGGTATGTAGTATCCCACGCAATGTCACCCGCAGTCCCACTGGAGGTTGAAGCGGTAGGAACTGTCGGAGTTGTTACTCTAAATTTATCAGTTTCTGTTGTGCCTATTACATTAATACCAGTTGTGGTCGTCTCGAATTTTTTGACGGCATTGTAATAAAGGTTAACGGCGCCGCCACGAACGAATTCGGCCATGTCACTATCATTTTCTGTTCGAATACCGACGCCGTTTCCGTTCGAACGTATAAACAGATTTCCTGTACCTACGTCATCAATGTAACTGTGTGATCCGTTGTGATAAATCTGTAAATCGCTACCTGCACCAAAAATTGCCTTTATGTTATCTGCAAGAGAAGCATTACTGTTGAACGCGACCGAAGAACCGTCTGTATTTTCTATTATATTTGTGTTGACAGTACCAAAAGATCCTGTTGATGTTGATGTTAAATCACCACCAAGGATCAGTTCGTTTGCTACAACAAGGTCACCGAGACATTTTGCACCACCCGCAGAATCTACAATGTTTTTTGCGTAGTTAGATAACAGTGTTCCAAACGTGATTCTTTTAGTCGATGCAACTGAGACATCGTTGATCACCAACACATCACTATCTGCGGGTGCTGTCTCTAATTCAGGTAACTGTGATATTCGAATATCAGCCATTTATTATGCTCCTACATCGCCGTTAAGTGAGTAAACCACCGCAGCGAGACGATCTATTGCTTCTGCAACCGTTGTTGGATCTGGATCAGTCCAGTGTGTTCCGTTGTTAGGTGTATATGACATTGGGGTTGTCAAAAGACCGTTCCCCGTTGGATTGTATGTCATGTTTGTACTTACATTAAGTGCATCCGTTCCAGATGTCGCATCACCAAAATGTACATAATATGTTGCATCGTTTGATACACTTGATACACTTACCGCACTCGCACTGGTCGCACTTACTGCAGCAACGTTTGACAGACTTGATCCATTACCACTGAAGTTTGTTGCAGAAAGAGTTTCACTCGTAGCGTTATAAGATAATGCAACATCAAACTTCGCACTGTCTGCACCAGCCAAATTATCTTCTCTCATTATCAAGTAAAGAGAAGTTGTCGTTGCGCTGTCTGCGGTTAGGTTATTTGCATTTGTCGCATTTGTTGAACCAGTCGCAAATGTTGCAGTAGTTGCATTGCCGTCAAAGTTTGTGGTTGTTAAGGTGTTACTATTCGGATTGTAGGTTAACTGACCATCCACTTCCACCGAGTCCGCACCTACTGAACGTACCATTGGAATGAGAAAGGCGACGTTTAAGTCGCCAGCAGATTTGGTTGTAATTTGTTGTGCAATAACTCCAGATCCAGGCGTAGCAATGTTATCGTTTAAGTTCGTCCACTTTGCACCATCATACTTTAAAATTTGACCTGCAACCAGACCAGTGAACGTGTTTGATACATCGTTGAGTGAGGTGAGATCAAAGTTCGCAGAGTCAGCGACCAATGCACGATCTGCGGTTCCTTCAAAACCACCATCAACTTTGAGTCGATTAGTAGAGGGATTGTACGTCAGACCTGCATCGGCGTAAACAGAATCATATTGTCCTGATCCGTTTGGTGCAAACAAAAGAAAGTTATCATATGAATTCTCAGTAGATGAACCCACATTAACCTGATCTGCCTTTTCCGCAGTCTCGATCTGGGATGCAAGTAAGTTTCCGTACTTAATATACTTCGTTATACCATCCGCACCAGCACTAACATCAACAATAACAAGGACATCAGAGTCACTTGCGTTAGCTCCAGTCAGTTCTGTCAATTCGGTTATCTTTACGCCTGCCATTTATTCTTCCTCAAGAATTCGTATCTTTATTTATACGCTATTGTTATAGGTTATAGTTACGTTCTCTCTCGTACCACCCGATGGTGTCACACCATAAACTACAGTGTCAGTTCCAGAAGTGGTTGCGTTGTAAGTGACCACACCTAATGAACTGATCGATGCAGTACCACGCGAACCCTGACTTACGATACTGTAAGTTGGACTTGAGAATGGATCGTTTCCTGATACATCTTCCACCGAAGGTGTACCGATTGTTACCGCGAATGGGCCAAGTGACGTTGATACTACATCTTGTACAGCACCAACCGTGACATTAATTGTCTTAGTTATGCTTGACGGATTCGCAGAATCTCCATATAATATACTGAGGGTAAACTGATCTGTGCCATTGAAATTTGCATCTGGAGTGTATGTATATTCTCCAATCGCAACGACGACCCCACTGGCAGAAACCAAGCGTTGAGTCCACGATGTCGACACCTCACCGTTCGAAGCAGAATCGTTAAGGGTGAGTCCATGCACAGTTGATGGAACATTGTACGCTTTGAAATCACTAGTGATCGCAGTGTCTTCGGTAGTCGTTGCGGTCAATCCTGTAATCATTTTTGCCGCACTGTCTCCCGTTCGGAAGAATTCATTCCCGTTGAGATCTAGGTTTTCAATATCGTACTGAGTGATAACAGGTTGTGAAGTACCAGTATCCTTGTACATGAAGATCTTCATTTCAAAGTCAAGGGTATAGATTACGGTTCGACGTTGTTCTATTGCCGCCTCATAATCATCAGAGAAGGTAATACCCTGAAGTGTTATGGGAGTGTCTTCCTTGATGCCCTGAAAGTCATCTAGGGGTTTCATTGTTAATGTATATGAAGGAGTGAAATAAGGCAAGATCTGTTCGACAATTTGCAATGCATCATCCTGTCCCTTCGCATAGACGTTCAACTGAAAGTTGATGTTATAAGGTACAGGTGTCCAGATTCGAGTTCCTCTTCCAAAGGTCGCAGGCATTATACAACTATTTGTCTTGGGTAATTGTCTTTGTGCATCATAACTCATCGAGACAATTTCAAACGACATACGAGGTAACTTGACTGCGATTTGTCGTTCTGCATTTTCACCATTGGCCATTGCGTCAAGTCGTGCGATGAAATCTCTTTTGGGTGCATACGACAAAGGCACCTTGACCTGACTGTTTGTTCTCACAACATTTACGTTATTAAACAGTGAACCAAACACGGCCACTGCACTACGAATCCTTTGGTGATAAAAATGACCGCCAAACATTATTGTGGATCTCCAAACGGATTACTCTCAGAGAAGTCTACAAACCCATCTCCGATCGTATTAAAGTTTTCGTTCATTGCACCATCCTGTAGATCCTCTCCAACCTGAGTTGGCGTGACCGATTCACCATTGGTAAGACCTTCGAGTGTCACGGAAGTTGACCATGTATGGTATTCACCATCAGAGGCCGTAGAGTGTGAAACATAAAGAAGACCGTTGGGTTCATCATATTTCACAACCTCACCATTAAGTGTAAAGGTCGCACTCACCTGACGAACTGCCTCACCTTCATCAAATGTGAGACCAGAACCTACGGTAAGAACCGTTTGGTATGCGTGATTCTTCTCAACCACATCAATAATATCGACGCCTGTATCAAAGTCTTCATCGTTGTATTCAAACAATTCACAACGCATCTTGAAGATGGGTAGATTCTTTAACTGATAGAAAGGTGTTTCTGTGTCAACCTTTTGTATCTCAAACATTGAACCAGACAATGGGAGATAGATGAGATCACCTTCGCGAGGCCGATAGAATGGTTTGTCCTCATCGTTTTCATAAAGAGATACAGTGTTGTGCCATCGTCGTCGTGCAACAACAAACGTGGCCGCATCACGAATCTCCACTCCAAACTTAGTGAACAAATCCCCCTCACCATCAAACCCATCGACATTTTCGATGTACATTTCGATACGATATGCATTGTCGAAACGAGATACAGAATCATCCTCGAAGATTCCGTCTCGATTGACAATTTCACGGGGAATGTAATACACGTCTTGACCGTATATTTTCAGAGACTCTATGACAATATCTTCATAAAGTGACTGTTCGTTTAGTGTTCCCTGTGTGAAGTAAAGATTAGTTGCCATCTATTATCCTATGAAGAACCCGACAGGTTGTTCGTATTCTAGTCTCATTTTCTCTTCGAGTCTTACCAATTCTTCAGTTGCTTCATCATACAACTGACGACCACTAATAGTCACACCGCCAGGCAACTGCATACCATCAAACTTAATTAGGTTCGCACCCCATTGTTGTTTGATCAATTGTGTGGTATAATCACGCATGAAGGTATCATTCCAAACATTAAATGTACCTTCGTCTACCAACTGTTCAGCTTCCATGACAATGAATTGACCTTCTGTCACGTCCTTATCTTCGAAATTACCGTGTAGATATAGACGGTTCTGATTACGTGAGAATGTGACGATTGGTCGTCCCGTCAACAACTGATCAATGTAGTCGAGGTATTGTTCCAACTGATAATAGTATGACATACCACCCGCAAACTGCATGAAGTCCCCAAGACTGTTCAACATCATTTGATATCGAATGTCAAACATGTTAACATTAGAAAACTCGGGGTTTAATGGGAAAACTTTCGTGATATACGGAATGTCGGCTGCAATCGGAATGTATCCGTTCGTGATGTCATCTGCGGTCACTTGATGTTTTAAAAACACTCTAACCGTTGCGTCCATATGAAATTCGCGGAACTTTGCCAATGCATCATCGACACGGTCTTCTACTTGGTCTGTGTCAACGTTGATCTCAATGACCGGCGAACCCAAACGGCGAAGACAATAGTCAATCAGTGTTTGTCTTGAACTTGGCACTGCCATGAATTTTCTCCAGTAAAGTTTCTTACTCTATTTATGCTCCCCAGAGCACTGACCCCGCAGAATCATAGATGATAAGTTGAATATTGTTGGTATCAAAGAATCCCACATTGGCCTTGACAGAGTCCGCAGTCAATGATGCTCGTACCAGAATATCACGATCTGTACTGTCACCACGTTCAGTTACAGATTGCAAGGTCTCTTGTACAGTCGCATCCAAAGATGCAAACTCACGAACCGCAACACTGTCATTACCTGTAAGAACAAGTACGGTGGTTGTCAGATTATCGATGGGTAGATTATTGATCGTTAAACCTTGTTTCAGGTTAATTGTACGATCTGTAGAATCACCACGTTCTGTTACGGATTGTAATGTATCTTCACCCACACCCGCCTGTTGCGCAAGTTGTGCGAAGGATCGAATACCTACTGAATCGGTTGTAAGATTTAAGACCAATAACTGATCGGTTGTTATATCACTGTCAAGATTGGTGAGTCGTAGTCCCGCAGTGGTAATACTACGATTTGTTGAATCCCCACGTTCGGTAACAATCTGTAATGTATCCGCACCTAGACCAGCTTCCCGTGCAAGTGTAGAGAAATTCTTAATACCAACACTGTCAGTTTCTAGGTTAAGTACAAGGAGACTGGTTGATGCAGAATCACTGTCCGCTTTTAATAGTAAACCACCCGCATTGATGATGTCCCCTTGACGAATTAATCCGGCTTCTTCCGCTAGATCCCCAAACGCCCTAATACCTACCGAATCTGTTAGTAGATTCAATACGAGTATTTGATTGGTATCAGAATCACTATCCGCTTGTAGATTCAATCCACCTGCGTTGATGATATCGCCTTGTTTGATTAATCCGGCTTCTTCCGCTAGATCCCCAAACGCCCTAATACCTACCGAATCTGTTAGTAGATTAAGAACGAGGATCTGATTTGTATCTGAGTCGGAATCTGCTTGTAGGTTCAACCCACCCGCATTGATGATATCACCTTGTTTGATCAGACCCGCTTCATTCGCTAGATCACCAAAGGCACGAATACCTACGCTATCAGTCTCAAGGTTTAATACAAGTATTTGATTGGTGTCAGAATCGGAATCCGCAACAGTGATGGAAAGACCACCAGCGACAATTCGATCGCCTTGTTGAATCAGATTTGCTTCTTGCGCGAGGTCTTGGAATGAACGTTTACCAACAGAGTCTGTCAACAAATCTATTACAAGAACAGTCGCAGATGAGTCACTGTCAGTAGTAAGTGTCAAACCACTGGCGTCGATTCGGTCACCTTGTTTGATTAGACCAAGGTCATCCGCAAGAGATTCAAACGAACGTTTCCCTACCGAGTCTGTTAATAGATCGATTACAAGAACGGTGGTTGACGCTGAGTCACTGTCAGTAGTTAAAGTCAGACCGCCCGCATTGATGATATCACCTTGTTTGATTAATCCTGCTTCTTCCGCTAGATCACCAAAGGCACGAATACCAACACTATCCGTGTTAAGATTTAAGACCAATATCTGGTTTGTATCAGAGTCGGAGTCTGCAACAGTAATGGACAATCCACCTGCTACAATTCGATCACCTTGCTGGATTAAATTCGCTTCTTGTGCAAGATCTTGGAATGACCGTTTACCTACACTATCCGTGAGTAAATCAATAACCAAGACTGTAGCGGAGGAATCACTATCTGTTGTAAGAGTAAGTCCACTCGCATCGATTCGGTCACCTTGTTTGATGAGACCAAGATCGTCTGCCAGAGATTCGAATGATCGTTTACCTACAGAATCGGTTTCTAAATCAAGAACCAGAACTGTAACTGAGGCCGAATCACTATCGGTCTGTAAAGTCAGACCAGCTGCATTGATTCGATCACCCTGACGGATTAGTCCTAAATCATCCGCCAAAGACTCAAAGGATCGAATACCTACAGAGTCGGTGGTAAGGTTAAGAACAAGTACTTGATTGGTATCACTGTCACTATCTGCAACGGTGATCTGCAAACCACCTGCGACAATTCGATCACCTTGTTGAATTAGATTCGCATCTTCTGCCAAGTCTTGGAATGACCGAATACCAACTGAATCAGTTTCTAGATTAAGAACAAGAACCTGATTGGTGTCGGAGTCCGAGTCTGCAACAGTGATTGATAACCCACCCGCAATAATGGGATCACCCTGTTGAACAAATCCTGCTTCGTTTGCAAGTGATTGGAACGAACGTTTACCTACTGAGTCAGTCGTTAAATCTTGTACAAGTACAATCGTTGTATCTGGGTCACTGTCGGTTTGTAGTGTCAAACCACTAGCGTTGATTCGATCACCCTGTTTAATAAGACCAAGGTCGTCCGCGAGAGATTCGAAAGATCTCTTACCAACACTATCCGTTAACTCATTGAGTACCAATACAATGTTAGTATCTGAATCACTGTCTACCTGAGTGATCGATAGACCACCCGCTTGAATTGCATCTCCCTGCGAGATGAGACCCGCATCATTTGCAAGGGAAGCAAAGGATCTCTTACCAACACTGTCAGTTAGTAGATCTAAGACAAGAAGTGTGGTTGTATTTGGATTACTGTCAACTACCGTAAGTGCAAGACCACCCGTTGTAATTGGAAGGGTGGTTAGATTACCAACTTCTGTTACTTGTTGTAGATTCGGTGTTGTAATCCCTGCGTCACTTAACAATTCTACCAGATTGATAAGTCCAACGGGACTTTCTTGGTTATAGGGATCGTTTATACCAAGGACGTATCGATTAGATCCTAATACAGAATCAAGGGTATCTGCTTGAAAAAATAAACCACGAAGACTCGGAGTGCTTGTGAAACTCCTAGTCCCGTCTAATGCAGATTGAAATAGGCCACCACTATCCGAAGGCAGACCCGCATTTGGTTCTGCCTGTTCCAGATTAAGAAAAGTGTAACGATCCGAATCAAGACGACTAAACGCCCGTGTTCTTATCTTTCCACTTAACTGTGATAACCGTTTAATTGCCATTTAGTTAACCGTTCAATGCCTGTAGGAATGAGAAGATGAAGTTCACATCACTGTCTGATTGATTTTCTGTGTACGCCCGCATCTTGTTGTTTTGTTCTACAATGAGTTTACCTGTGATCAGACCTGCTGCATCGTTGGGTTGAACTTCGAAGTTTTTTACCACATTGGTTGCAATACCAGACGTTGTATCAAAATGTTGAAACGTGACATTATGTACCTGTGTCTCAGACGTGTTGGCAGCCTGTGCCATCAATACAATTGCAGTAATACCGTTGGGAGTTGTATAGATGACATCACTGTCACCAATGAAACCCCCTGGCGGTTTAGAGACTAACTTTGCGGTTCTCGTTTTAAATTCATTTAGTGGGACTGCCATGGTTAACCCTCAAGTGCCAAGATGTATGGTGTTAGAATTTCGAACAGAGATCGTTCGAAGGTTTCACCCTCGATTCTTCCTGCTGCCCTGTTAATTGTCAAGTCTGCACCAATTCGGAAGTCACCTAACTGATCCGTACTTGTGAATACTACGAGACCTTCTTGGTTTGCAGAGTCGAACACGACTTCACGTGAACGCTTTGGTATACCACCATTCTGAGGAATCGCAGTAAATGTATTCGTACCCGCACCCACATACTCGAAGGTGTGTGATGAGGTTGTGATCTGAGAACGTTGATGGAAGTTGACGACCTGACCTGCCTTCTTCGGTTCGTTCATCGGTGGTTGGAATGTCAGATCGTATACGCCAGGAGCTACAGAGTCAATGTTTGTGATCGTATAGAAAAAGTTTTCACTGTCAAAACGAATAGTATCATTGTAGTTGGGTTTCTTGAACGCATTCAACTCATCCAAATAACTATATGAGTCAAGGTTTCTTATATCTGTAAAACGAACCACATCAGCAAACACCCCCTGATCGGACTCCAAGAATCCACGGTATAATGGAGGACTCGATCCACTAGCAACTAATCCATAATCACCAAACGATGCGTTACTGTTCGCAATCGAACATTGTCCACCAGACTTTGCTTCGATTGATGTTGCCGTGGAAATAGTAAACATTGACACCAACTGTGCATATCCACGATTTAGTAGTTGCACTCCGAAACCGGCTGCGTTATACTGTGTAAAGGCGTCTGATACCATCGACCGAAGTCCTGAACACTTCGAACCATCGATGCGCATACCTACACCGTCTGTGGTAATCGATGTGCAGTTCTGAACATATGGAGATTGGATGATAAACGGCCCAGCTCCAGGCGAGTCCACACTTGGGTCAAAAGAAACACACGCCGCAAGACTTTGGTGGTCACGAAATGTTATGTCTTTAATAAATGTACCATTGTCCATGTAGAATAAATCTGAGTCAACGGACTGAGGTCGAACAGTAACGGTTCGAAGGTTGTCTCCTACGATGGCAGTCTTGGGTGGCAACTTTATTGGGTTATTGATTGTATAGTCACCCGACTTAAGATAAATTGTTGTATCACCTGTTGTTGCCGCACGTTCCACTGACTGTGTGATAATGAGATCTTCGATAGATCGAGTTGCTGTGATCGCATTGCGTAACTCCAGACTCACACCACGTGACACATAGTTTGGTTCTATCTTTGCAGGAAGACCCGACAGACTATTTGCAGATATCACGTCAGTAAAGATAGGAACCAGTGTATCCTTGATTAAATTACCTTCGGTTGATGTTGCATACTGACCACTGTTTCCTGTCTCATTTGCCCCCGATGCGAGGTTAGACGACAAGGCATTTCGCACCAGTTCGTCAATGATAACACCAAGGTGTGTATATGTTGCGACTGACTGTGCCTGTTGTCCTGCGGGTAATACCGAAACACCATCGACAAAATAAGATTGTGCAATGATGTGTACTGCATGAGTTCCACCATAAAGAACATCAAAGGTCAATGCATCAACGATGAGTCCAACGTCACGACGACATTTAGTTTCATCGTAATCTAGTGAAGGATAGTTTGCGGTGATATATGCAACAACTTCGTTTTTGAGATAGGATCGGTTGTTGCGTAAAATGATTGCCGCATCGTTTGCATCAGGTGAAGGTAACACAAGGGGTTCGGGGAATACCAAAGCATCCGCAGCGACTTCTGTACTGATCTGACCATTGACTAGAATATCAACCACTTCACTCCAGTGACGATTGTTTCTTTGTAACGCACCATCTGGGCCTGTGGAGGATTTGACTTCTGGAACAGACGCAACCGCACCCTTTGCTTCGTTGAAACCAGAACGTGTCGCAACAATCTGTTGTTGTCTGACCACACTGGCACTTGCACGTTGATACGAAAGACCAGATGTTACCGCATTATAGTTTGTTCCGAAAGCAATATCATGATACAATCCATCAAAGATTAAACCAAAGTCACGACGGCACTTTTCTCTATTGAACGTGAAAAACTGTTGTGCAGTAACAAAACTAACCGCAGAGTCAAGGGTGGAGAATGCATCCTGAAGTGATGTACCAAGATTTCCTTTCACTCCTGACTTAGCGACATAGAATACGTTATCGACTTTATCATCACCGACCTGAACAACTTCGATGTTTCCGTTCTGGTCTTTTTTGATGAACATACGACCGTCATGAGTGTTGATCGCAATCTCACCCAGTTCGATTTGAGAGATGCCCGGCCTTCGGCCTGGGACATCTGTGCGTTTATTTAAAAGAGTAAAGTCTACCATAGTCTTTATTTATTAGAATGTTCCACCGTCCAAAGTTGTGATTTCGGTCTGTCCAGTTCCACCCACACTAAACTGTGTGGAGTCTAGTGAAACAATACCCGCGTTTGTTGCTGTTGCAAATTCTGCGGAAATAACAATTTTACCATCAGATTCGCGAACGTCAATACCTTCTCCTTCAATAATTGTATCCAGAAGATTTGCAATTAGATCCGTAACATTGATTCTTGTAACAGAAAGGTTTCCGATCTTTGCAGAGTCGGCCTGTAGTGCATCAACAAACCACTCGTTGATTCTTTTCGCAGAATCAACAATCGCCGCAGTGTTGGGAGTGTTGATTCCATGTGTATGAGAAAGAAGATCGGTAAAGTATTTACCACCAATAACATCAATACGTTCTGCAAGTTCGTTTCCGTCCGAACCCACACCAAAGTAAAGACGATCTCCTCCATTACCACCCCCGCCATATGATGGATCTGGGAGATAAGAATATGCTAGTTCACCTGAATATAAAGTGGTGGGAACACCATCGGTAGGTGATCGACGTATAAGAATCTGACCTCGTTCGACATCCCTCTCGTACACCTTACCATCAATTTTATTTGCGGTCAAGGGTCGATTGACTAGAATACCATCGCTGTCAGCTATGAGTATGTCACCCTCTTGGATGTTACTCGTCGTGATGCCGATTACGTCATTCAATAAGACAGAGTTGGACACCAAGACGTTTGAGGTTGGCACACCAACCACTACCTTCAAAACCTTGGTATAATCACCTACAATAACTTTGTAGTCGGGTGACCCAACTGTTATCTTATCGACGCGATAGTTCGCCACTGTTCAGTCCTTATGTGACCGATGGAGTAACAGTAATCAAACCTTGTAGAACTCGTTCAATGGTGGTCGTACCATCACTGTCCAACGAGATCTCTACGTCATAGACATATCTTTTCTTGGGGTTGAGTAGTTGTGTCTGGGCGTTCGTCAAAGACAAATTCAGAATACCGTCAGATGCGGGTGCGGCCACCAGTGCAGAGAATGAGATTTTCTCATCACTGTCCGCATCATAACTGGTCGCCATTTTGGCAGCCGCAGTATATCCTGTCAAGTCTTTTTTAGAATTATCTTTATTGACGAGGTAGATGTCGATTGCGACATCTGTTCCCTGATCGATTGTCAGATCTTCGTAGTGTGCCATAGAATACTTCCATAAAAGTGTTATGGTTCTATTTATATATTATTCGGCACGAATATCTTCAATTACCCAATCTTGCATACCAGAAGACATTTCGGAACGATCCATGATAAAGGCAATCGTCATTCGAAGACCTTTGCCCGTGTTACGTGCAGTATGATATACTACCTTGTCCATGCCATCCTGATAGGCACCAAAATAACCTGCCTTGCACTGCCATCCCTTCACATCTGGAATAGTCACCATCTCTTTCTTAACAGGATCATAGTGTTTCCAGTAACCTTCACCTGTCTCAGAATACGTGAAGATAAAATTGTATGCAGACGCATTCGCATTGTTGTGCCATGAGATGTATCCATCAGGTGGATAAACGGTAAATAACGCATTGCGTTTCAGGTTGAGTTGTGACATAATCTTTTCATAAAATTTCATTATCACACCAGACGCTTCATCTGCTACCTGATCAGATCCTCTCGTAAACTGCATTCCATTACTTCCAAAAGAATAAGCAACGCAGATCTCGGGAAACCCATTGTGCGTTGTTTTCTGGTTTACTATCTTCTCAAAATATTCTGTGCCAGTAAAGTAATCCGCGGCTTGTTTGGTGTGATGTTTTGCAGCGCCAAGATGCACCGCCTTGTAATTTTCGTCTTTGAGAAACCACAGAGTATCATTGAGAATATTAATTGCAAAATCATTCAGAGGAATGTCTTTCATTATCATACTAGTAAACCTCTTTCTTCGCACCACAAGAAGAATAATGACGAATCACAATGGGGTCTTTATTGTGTTTCAGATGTGGTTTGTATTTGCTGTAGTAATTCCATCGCGCATCATCTTCCATGATACCGACATTTAGTTCTTGGTACTTGGGTTCTTTGTTGACCAACCACCACAAGGAAAACTGATCCCATCGTTTGAGTGTTATAGGATAGTTCTTGAGATCTTCTTTTCCATTTTCATCTTTAGGCCACCAACGTCCTGCATACTGTTCGACTGTTAGATTGTACCAATCGTGCATGAAGTCTCGTACAAGTGGGTTGCGCATATCATAGAGACAGACTCCTCCACACAATTCGAACCCACCCTTCGATCCATCGGGTTTACGTGCACCTTCGAAGAACACCTCTGCATAACAATAGTGACGTTCGGGTGGAAGTCCCGTGAATAGTATATCATGCCCGTTGAACAAGTCAAACACCTTTTCAATGTCTTCGTGTTCACACTCGGTGTCTGCGTCAATGTAGAATGTTAGATCATAAGGAGATCTTGCCATACCCCATAGTTTGGCACGTTTGTGGTCGTCACATAAAATGATCTGATCTGCAAGTTTTCGACCTCGATCATCAAGGAAATGTTCTTCTGTGACCAGACACACCTTTGCCTCTGGATAGAAGTCCATGATTGATTCAATAAGGTTTAGTGCAGAAACATAAAAGAACTTTTGTCGAGATGCAACGATGACAAATCCTTTAGTTGGTTCACTCATTATCGGGTTCCTTCAGTATACCAGCTTCAATACCAAGAATCAATGTTGCATAGGCATTCATTTCAATTTCATTCTGTGCACGTCTCAACTTTGTTCTGAGTTTTTTCAGTTCACTATCACGAATTTCGGGAATCTCAAATGCACGAAGTTTCAATGAAAACAGACGTTCCAACTCCTGCGCCTTTGCTTTCTGTTCGCGTTTGATCTGACCAGTCTTCTGTTCCATCGCCTTGCGTTCACGGCGTTCAGTTGTGTTCTTGTCGATTTTTTCAACACCAACCTTTGCAACAACCTCTTTGTATTGTGGACATAAGGATCGATCAGGAAGGAACTTAGAAAATGTTGCTACTTCCTTCCTTTTACCCCCATTCTTCTCCTTGTGCATTCGAATACACTTGACCACCGATCGATCGTCGATGCCGTCTTCCCAATAGGCATTGTCTAGTATTTCATATTCCATTAAGCAATCCTCACATATAATGTGTATGTTTCAATGACCGATGGAGTGTCTAATAATTTACCACCAGCACCATAAGTTTCTTCACCGACATAAGTACCGATGTACTCTTCTTCTGCATCTTCTCCTTGATAATCGGTTTGATATTCTATTGTATAAATTTCTTGAATGTATGAACTTATGTAATCGCCTTCGAATGTATCGCCAACGAACTCACCAACATAGAAATCATCAAAACTCTTACCTATGTATACCTCTTCATCAACTGTCTCATACAGTCCAGAATAAGGTATAAAGTCTACATTATACTCTCCTGTGTACGCATCGTCAACAAAATCCGATGAATAATTTTGCACATATTCGTCACCCGAAAAGTCAGCCTCGTACTCGCCAGCATATTCGGTTACATAATCTGGTTCATAGTTTCCGATGAAGTTTCCAGTGTAATCTCCAGTAAAGTCACCAGTAAAGTCACCAGTGAAGATGTCTTCATACTCGCCAGTATATTCCCCAGTGAATTCAGTGTCGTAACTACTTTCATAATCACTGGCGTATAGAGTTGCATAGTCACTAGAAAACAACTCTTCATCAATTGTACCATAATCGCCAGTATATGTAGACTCAAAATCGACCTCATAATCGCCAGTATAATCTTCAACGTAATCGGTCAAGTATTCGTCTAGGTACTCACTAGTGTAGAGTTCTTCATCAACACCTTCAAAGTCACCAACATATAACTCAGGATCTTCACGACCATAATCCCCGACAAACTCAGACGTATAGACGCCAGTGTAGTCTCCAGTGAAATCATCTGGATCAATACGTTCGTAGTCACCAGTATAAAGTTCTTCAAGATCACCTGCATATTCACCCGTGTAGTCTTCGGGATCTTCACGTCCATAATCGCCAACATATAATTGTTCCTCTACACCAGTATAATCACCAGTGTAAGGTTCTTCAATGGTGCCTTCATATTCACCCGTGTACAGTTCTTCGATGACACCACCATATTCACCCGTGTACAGTTCTTCGAGTTCACCCTCATACTCACCTATATACGGTGAACTATAGTTACTAGAGAAATTTTCCGAATAATCACCAGTAAAAAGACCTTCATACTCGCCAGTGTAGTCTTCGGGATCTTCACGAACATAATCGCCAGTGTACAATTGTTCATCTATGCCAGTATAATCGCCTTCGAAGGAACCTTCGTAAAGACCTTCGTAATCACCAGTGTATAATTCAGGATCTTCACGTGAGTATTGTTCGATCAAATATTCATTAACATAATCGCCGGCATAAACGCCAATAAACTCTTCGGGATCTTCACGAACATAATCACCAACGTATAATTCAGGATCTTCACGTGAGTATTGTTCGATCAAATATTCATTGACATAATCACCTTCATACTCCCCAATGTATAACTCAGGATCTTCTCGACCATAATCACCAGTAAAATCTTCTGGATCTTCACGTGAGTATTGTTCGATCAAATATTCATTAACATAATCGCCTTCATAAACGCCAATAAACTCTTCGGGATCTTCTCGACCATAATCGCCAGTAAAATCTTCTGGATCAATACGTTCGTAGTCACCAGTATAAAGTTCTTCAAGATCACCTGCATATTCACCCACATACAGTTCTTCAATTACACCGCCATACTCACCTGTATAAAGTTCTGGATCTTCACGAGTATACGGTTCGGTCAGACCCTCATTTACATAAACAGCCGTATAATCACCTATGAAATCTTCTGGATCAATACGACCATAATCACCCGTAAAGGTGTCAACAATATAAACATTGTCTTCTAGATCAGCCATCCAACCCACGAGTATTTCTTCATCATCCGATGCATCGTTGACAACCATGTAGAACGGTTGAGTACCAACCCATCTCCACAAAGTGTTTGCATTGAAGTTTGCAGCTGTACCTGATATGATTGTTCCTGCAACACCAAACCCGTTCGTACCATCACGGAAGAAGTATGTTGGATTAGTTTCTGTTCCTGATCCAAAGAACTCTTCGTGTTGTGTCCAAGACGATCCATTCCAACTCTCGACTCGAACATAACCAGAGTTTGGTATTACAAGTGCGAAGTCACTGAGAGTCTGTCCCCATGAGTAATGATTAGACAGGAATTTTTCGGGTAAACCGTGATTCGCATCACCACCCGCACCATCTGCGATCTCCATGTTAAAGTGAGGATCGTTTGCATCGGTTGTTCGATATGTTGTTGAACTGCTTACCGCATTACCATCAGCTGCACGAGAGTAACCACCCCTTCTTCGATAAACCTGTTCGTTAACGTCTGCAAGTGGTGGAACAATAAATTTGTCACCAGAACCACCACTCACTGTCGATACGATATCAACATCGGATGTCCAGTAATGATAGGATATACCAGACACATAGTTTGGTGCACCAATTGAATATGTTACAACCTGTCCGCCAGGCAGATCAACTGTTGCAGTGGCAGTTCCATTGATACCAGAACCACCAGAGTTCGTTCCTGAATCTTCATAGATGGTTACTGTACCTGCATCTCGTGAATAGAAATACAAGGTGTAGTCATATCGGTTTTGTGCGGTACCAAACTGACGACCATGAACTGCGGTTGGAACCACTGTATGGTTTGCTGCCTGATCAAACAAGTGGAATGGAAGACCATTAGAAGAAATCAAATCACCCGCAGTGACCGAAAGAGTTCCACTTTGAGGGCCTGAAGTTGGGCCAATTGCAGAGATTCCGTTCTTGTAGATAATTGTTCCACTGTATATTACAGAGTAATTGATGGTTGTTGTAACCATCGCAACCCATACAGACAAACCTGAGTTTCTTGATATAACAATGTCAGCTGGATCACCAAGATATGAATCTCCTGCATCAATGTATCGATCACCACCCTGAATAGGAACGGTTGCTGCGAATCCTTCTATGTCTGTTCTTGTGTATTCGCCAGTATAGGTTTCAGGATCTTCTCGACCATAGGATTCTGTTTGATCTTCATCAACATAATCACCTTCGTACTCGCCAGTAAATTCATCAACATAATCGCCAGTATAGTTTCCTGTGAATTCATCAGCATATTCACCAGTGTAATTACCAGTAAACTCACGTCCATAATCGCCAGTATAGTTTCCTGTGAATTCATCAGCATATTCACCCGTATAGTTGCCAGTAAACTCATCAGCATATTCACCAGTATAATTACCCGTAAATAGATTGGTGTAATTGCCAGTATAATCACCAGTGAAGGGTCTAGTGTAATCTCCTGAATAATCACCAGTGAAAGGACGCGCATAATCGCCAGTATAGTTTCCAGTGAATTCATCAACATAATCACCAGTGTAATTCCCAACAAATTCGTCAGCATAGTCGCCAGTATAGTTACCAACAAATAGATTGGTGTAATTGCCAGTATAGTCGCCAGTAAATAGATCGGTGTAATCACCCGAGTAATCACCAGTGAAGGGTCTTGCATAGTCACCAGTGTAATTACCAGTAAATGGTCTTGCATAGTCACCAGTATAATTGCCAGTGAATTCATCAGCATATTCACCAGTGTAGTTTCCAACAAATAGATTGGTGTAATTGCCAGTATAGTTACCAGTGAAAGGTCTAGTGTAATCTCCCGAGTAGTCGCCAGTGAAAGGACGCGCATAGTCACCAGTATAGTTACCAGTAAATGGTCTTGCATAGTCACCAGTGTAATTCCCAACAAATTCGTCAGCATAGTCACCAGTATAGTTACCAACAAATAGGTTTGTATAGTTACCTGTGTAATTCCCAGTAAATAGATCGGTGTAATCACCCGAGTAGTCGCCAGTGAAGGGTCTTGCATAATCGCCAGTATAGTTACCAGTGAAGGGTCTTGCATAGTCACCAGTGTAATTACCAACAAACTCATCCGCGTATTCACCAGTGTAATTCCCAACAAATAGGTTTGTATAGTTACCTGTGTAATCACCAGTGAAGGGTCTAGTGTAATCTCCTGAATAATCACCAGTGAAAGGACGCGCATAATCACCAGTATAGTTACCAGTGAAGGGCCTTACGTAATCACCAGTATAATTGCCAGTGAATTCATCAGCATATTCACCAGTGTAATTCCCAACAAATAGGTTTGTATAGTTACCTATGTAATCACCAGTGAAAGGTCTAGTGTAATCTCCTGAATAATCGCCAGTGAAAGGACGCGCATAATCGCCAGTATAGTTTCCTGTGAAGGGTCTTACATAGTCACCAGTGTAATTACCAACAAACTCATCCGCGTATTCACCAGTATAGTTACCAACAAATAGATTGGTGTAATTGCCAGTATAGTCGCCAGTAAATGGTCTAGTGTAATCTCCTGAATAATCACCAGTAAATGGCCTTGCATAATCACCAGTATAGTTACCAGTGAAGGGCCTTACGTAATCACCTGTATAGTTACCAACAAACTCATCCGCGTATTCACCAGTGTAATTCCCAACAAATAGATTGGTGTAATTGCCAGTATAGTCGCCAGTGAAAGGTCTAGTGTAATCACCCGAGTAATCACCAGTAAATGGTCTTGCATAGTCACCAGTGTAATTACCAGTAAATGGTCTTACATAATCACCAGTGTAATTACCAACAAATTCATCAGCATATTCACCAGTGTAATTACCAACAAATAGATTGGTGTAATTGCCAGTATAGTCGCCAGTGAAGGGTCTTACATAATCACCCGAGTAATCACCAGTGAAGGGTCTTGCATAGTCACCAGTATAGTTTCCTGTGAAGGGTCTTACATAATCGCCAGTATAGTTTCCTGTGAATTCATCAGCATATTCACCCGTATAGTTGCCAACAAATAGGTTTGTATAGTTACCTGTGTAATCACCAGTGAAGGGTCTAGTGTAATCTCCTGAATAATCACCAGTAAATGGTCTTGCATAGTCACCAGTGTAATTCCCAGTAAATGGTCTTGCATAGTCACCAGTATAATTGCCAGTGAATTCATCAGCATATTCACCAGTGTAATTACCAGTGAAAGGTCTTACATAATCACCCGAGTAATCACCAGTAAATGGTCTTGCATAGTCACCAGTATAATTGCCAGTGAAGGGTCTAGTGTAATCACCCGAGTAGTCGCCAGTGAAGGGCCTTGCATAATCACCAGTGTAATTACCAGTAAATAGATCGGTGTAATCACCCGAGTAGTCGCCAGTGAAAGGACGCGCATAGTCACCAGTGTAATTACCAACAAATAGATTGGTGTAATTGCCAGTATAGTTACCAACAAATAGATCAGAATAGTCGCCAACGTAATTCCCAACAAATAGATTGGTGTAATTGCCAGTATAATCACCAGTGAAGGGTCTTGCATAATCGCCAGTATAGTTACCAGTAAATGGTCTAGTGTAATCTCCTGAATAATCACCAGTAAATGGCCTTGCATAATCGCCAGTATAGTTACCAGTGAAGGGTCTTACATAATCACCCGAGTAATCACCAGTGAAGGGTCTTGCATAATCGCCAGTATAGTTACCAGTGAAGGGTCTAGTGTAATCTCCTGAATAATCGCCAGTGAAAGGACGCGCATAGTCACCAGTATAGTTTCCTGTGAAGGGTCTAGTGTAATCTCCTGAATAATCACCAGTAAATGGCCTTGCATAATCACCAGTATAGTTACCAGTAAATAGATCGGTGTAATCTCCTGAATAATCACCAGTAAATGGTCTTGCATAGTCACCAGTGTAATTACCAGTGAAAGGTCTAGTGTAATCACCCGAGTAATCACCAGTAAATGGTCTTGCATAGTCACCAGTATAGTTACCCGTAAACTCACGCGCATAATCACCAGTGTAATTACCCGTAAACTCACGCGCATAATCACCAGTATAGTTTCCAGTGAAGGGTCTTACATAATCACCTGTATAGTTACCAGTGAAAGGTCTAGTGTAATCTCCTGCATAATCACCAGTGAAGGGTCTTGCATAATCGCCAGTATAGTTTCCTGTGAAGGGTCTAGTGTAATCGCCCGAGTAGTCGCCAGTGAAAGGACGCGCATAATCACCAGTGTAATTACCCGTAAACTCACGTGCATAATCACCAGTGTAATTACCAGTAAATGGCCTTGCATAATCACCAGTGTAATTACCAGTGAAAGGACGCGCATAATCACCAGTATAGTTACCAGTAAATAGATCGGTATACGCACCTTCATATTCACCTGTATACGGAACAGTAGTATCTCCAGTATAATCTGTAACAAACTCAGCAGAAATTACGCCAGTGTAATCCGCAACATAAAATCCAACGTTGTCATCACCAGTGAAATTGCCTGTGAAAGTTGCAGTATAAGGTGATGGGCCTGCGTAATTTCCACCTCCTGCAAAATCAGTAGCTGCTGGCCCCACATAATTTACATCCCCAGTATAGTTACCCGTGAACTCACGAACATATGATGCCGAGGAACCAGAAACAAATCCATCAGCATAATAAGTTTCAACCACGAAGTTTGTTGCATTTCGTGAATAAGAATAGTAAACAGTGGTAAACAATGAATTTTGAAATGTCCCTCGTATATAAGTATTACCGTCATTACCCGCCAATACTGTTGTACCAGCACCTGTTCCTGTGGCACGAACAAAAAAGTTTTCGTATACTGTGATATTACCAGAACCATCTACCAACCAGTTAGTTCCTCCAAACTGACTATATGTGGGACTGTCAGATGCGACAGGGCCACTGTAAACATTCTCCTGTAAATAAACATTACTTCCTGACCCTTCATAAGATACTTCTGTAGAAGCAACAAAATCACCAGTATAATCTCCAAGGAAAGTAGATGGGCCTGCGTAAGGGGAGGTTACAACTCCAGTATAATTTGCTGTAGGAGCACTCAAATAACTAGCCGCAGGGCCAGTATAGTCTGGTGTGTATTCGACTGGCGTCGCAATACCGCCAGGGAAATATACTATACCTTCAAAGCCAGCGCCAACGAAATTAGTGATACCAAGGTAACTTGTTTCTCCTGCATAAGAAACTTCAGGAGATGGCCCAGCATAAAGAGTAGCGCTATTATATGTTATTGCATTTTCGTTGTCGTATGAAGAACCCTCAAAACTTTCTTCAACGAATTCGTCAATACCAGCGTTGATGCTAATCCAACCCAACATAAAATCTTCATCATCTGAGGTGTCGTTGACCCTCAGATAGAATACCCCTGGCTCATTGCGTTGAGGAAGAGGAGATGGCCCACCACCCGTATTTGCTGAAACACCAATCCATCTCCACAACGTTGCGGTACTGAAGTTGGCGGCCGTACCTGACGGAGAAGTAGTTGCCGATCCTGCATTAACACCAAAACCAGAAGTACCATCCCGTTTGAACTGAACATAACCAAGTCCTGTTGCTGTTCTTGGAGATATTGATGAATCGTTTACAACAAGAGTTTCTTGAGTTGTCCAAGTGCCACCCGAATAACTTTGTACAAGAATGTACTTTGTTTGAGTTGGGGCGACAATGACAAAGTCCGATAGAGTATTACCCCAATAGTACGTGTTAGAAATGTAATCTGTTCCAAGACCTTGTTCCGCATCACTACCAGCACCATCCCCAACACTTACCGAAGCAACTTTTTCTGTTGAGTCATAAATTACAAATTCGGTCACGGTACTTGGTGTTGAATGGGATACCGTAGTTGCATAATCATGTCTATTGAGCAACATAACGTCCGACATTGGGGATATTTTAACACCATCAATACTAGTGTCGGTTTTTGCGGTGGCAACAAACTCTTCGCCACCAGTACTCTCAAAGAAATACCAAGCAGATAATGTCGCCATTGTATACGTGACAACTTGACCAGATACCAACGTCACGGTATCAATCGGTGTTCCGCTGGTACCAGTTCCTTGACGGTAAACGTTGATCGTACCGTCTTCACGAGAATAGAAATAAACTATTGCATTATTACCACGCGTGTTGATGTGTGCAACTGTATTACTTCTCAAACCATACGATGTGATTGCATGAGTTCTACTCTCTGCCCATAAATGAACTGGAACGTCAACACTATTAGTGTATAGAACAGTACCCGCTTCCCAAGTATCAGAAATATTGAATGATGTGGGTGCTGATCCAGTACTTGTAACCGTCGATACTGTACCATCTGGTGTTCTTTTATATAAGACACCATTGGCCGCCCATGTTAACCTTATATTATATGTGCCGGCCTGCAGGATAATCCATTCACCGCGACCGTGATCACGTTTAACATCATAATCTTGAAGATAACCAGTGTGTAAAAAACTGTCGTCGATGTAACGTGGGCCATTAATTAGGCCAGGATCTGGAATTACTGGGTTGCTTATGTAACTTTCTGTATCAACACGCGCAAAGTCACCCGTATAGTTTCCAGTAAATGGTGTAACGACATCATCAATGAAAAGTTCTGACTGATCACCAAGAAAATCCCCCGTGTAATTCTCAACTTGATTCTCATTGATAAACTCGCCAGTATAATTCTCAACTTGATTCTCATTGATAAACTCGCCAGTGTAATTCTCAACTTGATTCTCATTGATAAACTCGCCAGTGTAGTTTTCTGTCAAATTTTCATTAATAAACTCGCCAGTATAATTCTCGGTATTCTGATCAACGAAATTACCAGTGTAATTCTCAACTTGATTCTCATTGATAAACTCGCCAGTATAGTTTTCTGTGTTCTGATCAACGAAATTACCAGTGTAATTCTCAACTTGATTCTCATTGATAAACTCGCCAGTGTAATTTTCAACAAGGTTTTCGTTGATATACTCGCCAGTGTAGTTTTCTGTCAAATTTTCATTAATAAACTCGCCAGTATAATTCTCAACTAAGGTCTCATTGATAAACTCACCAGTATAATTCTCGGTGTTTTGATCAACGAAATTACCTGTGTAATTCTCTACGAGAGTTTCGTTGATAAACTCGCCAGTATAGTTTTCAGTATTTTGATCAACGAAGTTACCTGTGTAATTCTCTACGAGCGTTTCATTAATGAATTCGCCAGTGTAATTCTCTGTGTTTTGATCAACGAAGTTACCTGTGTAATTCTCTACGAGCGTTTCATTAATGAATTCGCCAGTATAATTCTCGGTGTTCTGATCAACGAAATTACCAGTATAGTTTTCGACGAGCGTTTCATTAATGAATTCACCAGTATAGTTTTCAGTATTTTGATCAACGAAGTTACCTGTGTAATTCTCTACGAGCGTTTCATTAATGAATTCACCAGTGTAGTTTTCAGTATTTTGATCTACAAAGTTGCCTGTGTAATTTTCAACAAGGTTTTCGTTGATATACTCGCCAGTATAGTTTTCTAGGATGACCTTGGTAAAGTCGCCAGTATAGTTTTCAACTAGATTCTCATTGATAAACTCGCCAGTATAGTTTTCTAGGATGTCCTTGGTAAAGTCGCCAGTATAATTCTCTGTCAAATTTTCATTAATGAATTCGCCAGTGTAGTTTTCTGTGTTTTGATCTACAAAGTTACCAGTGTAGTTTTCGACGAGCGTTTCGTTAATGAATTCACCAGTATAGTTTTCTGTGTTTTGATCAACAAAATTACCAGTGTAATTCTCTACGAGAGTTTCGTTGATAAACTCACCAGTATAATTCTCGGTGTTTTGATCAACGAAATTGCCTGTATAATTCTCTACGAGCGTTTCATTAATAAACTCACCAGTATAATTCTCTGTCAAATTTTCATTAATAAACTCACCAGTATAGTTTTCGACGAGAGTTTCGTTAATGAATTCACCAGTATAATTCTCGGTGTTTTGATCAACAAAATTACCAGTGTAGTTTTCTAGAATGACCTTGGTGAAGTCGCCCGTATAATTTTCATTAACCAGTTCATTAATAAATTCCCCAGTGTAATCTTCAGCTTGATTCTCATTAATAAACTC